TTACTGATAATATAACAGAAGAACTTGAATCTAGTAATAAATTTATAGTTAACCATTTGTATAATAATAATTTAACCGTGAATGGCTCTGTTATTATAAATAGTAATTTAACTGTTCTTGGAGAAACGACAAACCTATATACAGATGTAAATATAAGAGATAAAATATCTGTTATCAACGATAGCCAAGGTGTCGCTTTTGATTTAACTCAAAAAAATAATACTGACAGCATCTTAAATGTATCTAACTTTAATAATCAAGTTTTTACTATAACAAAAGATGGAAATGTTGGTATAGGTGTAACTAATCCAGTAGATTTTAAGCTATCTATTAAGGGAAATGTTGATATAGATGGTGAAGAATTTAAATATACTATTGGTGGTCGCGATATTATTAATGATACATGCAATTATGTTTTAGATACAAGCAATATATTAGCAAAAGATATTAACTTTAGTTATAATGATAATAGTAATAATATCATAGCGACAAGCAATTATCTAATAAATAACATTATAGATACAAGCAACTTAATAACTAATGATATTAATGTTAAATTTGAAGCTACATATCAAACAATTATAGATAATAAATTTGAATTTTCCCAAGGAATGGTTATACAAACTAAACATAAAACATATAAAAAAATGGATGTTAAAACAGGTAATGATTGGGAACCAGTAAATAATGATATAGATTCGGGATTTGTAATTTCAATAAAACCTACAGATATAACATCTAAAATATTAGTTTCATTGTCTTGTCATATTGGAGCCGAATATTCTTCAGATTCAAGATGGTGGGGATTAAAATTATATAGAAAAATTGGCAATGGTGATTGGACTGAAATAAATGATGCTAATGGTTTAAAATCAGGGTATTTTTCAAGTAATGAATCAGGGACTTCTTGTTGGATTTCTCATAATTTAGGCGCAGATTCAAGCACATATTCACATTCCATAATAAACGTATCTGGTGCATATCAAGATGAACCAAATACAAATGAAATTGTATATTATACAATATATTGGAAAAATAAAGTGGGAGAATTAGATAATGGACTACTATTTTTAAATAGGTCTGAATATATGTATGATGAAAATTATCCGGCAACTTCATCTAGCTGGACAGCTATTGAAATATGGAATAAAGGGAGTTCATATATACCACCACCAATTACTAATCAAATACAAATAAATACAGAATATAACAATGTTGGGATAGGGACATCTCCATCTACAAACAATGATAAATTAATTATTAATGGTAATATAAATATAATAAATGGTTCGTATAATATAAATGGTCAAGATATAATTCAAGATACTTGTAATTATATATATAATACATCTAACATATTAATAAATAAAATAAACGATTTATTGGAGAGAATTATATTACTAGAAAACTCTTAATCAAATGTTAATAAACATCTTGTTTTAATAATATCATGATTATTGCTAATATTTTTTTGTTTACAAAAATTATTTTCTATCATTTTTTTATATATAATATCATAATTATCTATAGCGTAATTAATAATATTATTATTAAATATCCATCTAAAAAAATTTAATTGTCCTACAGTAGTTTCTATATTATCTGTTTTATCTTTGTTTATAAAAAAAGTTATTCGATGATGTCTTCTGAAAGAATCAAAATTAAATTTACTATATGATTTTAGTTGCGCTCTATAATCTTGATATAGATTTACCTTTTTAATATTTTTATCAATATTTTCAGGATATTCATAATATATATTTTTAAAGTCGTCTATCCAATAATAAATATTATAACATTTTGAATAATGAGTAACCAACCATTCAATTATCCTCAAAGATAATTTATGATTTCCATTTATAATACTTTTTAATATTATTCGGTATTCTTCATTTTTGCTATAAAAATCAATCAATGAATTCAATAATAAGTTTTGACCTAAATCACACATACTTTAAATAATCAAATATGTATATTCTTTAAGTATAAAAAAAAAAGTATTAATAATATGATGGAGCACTTCCAATTTCAAGTGTATTTTGTCTTAAATCTGGTTCAATGGTGCTAATTAACCAAGGTCCTACAGCATTTTGAGGATTTGGTATTTCGGATCTTAATTGTAAGTTTGCGTTTCTAAGGGATTGTCCAACAGTATTTATTCCTACGTGATAACCGGCTGTTAAATAATTTTGATCACCGATATTTCCTGCTCCCGAAGGATTGATACGCGCCCATTTGCTATCGGCAGCATCTTTTGGTAATAAATCGTCAGCCGTTAATCTATCTCTTGGATAACAAGATTGCATATTTTGTGAAGAATCATTTGGTTGTAATTCATAAGAAGCATATGGACCGTTATTACTTACGCTACTAGCATTTTCTTTTTCATTGCCTATTCCTCCAATAGAACTACCCATAACTCCATTATTAGAATACATTTTTTGCTGTTCTATATTATTATTATTATTATTATTTTCAATATAATTATTTGATGATTTTTGTTCCAAAGATTGTGTATTTGAGTATATTTCATCTCCTTTGGGATCAGATGGTGAAAAATTTCCTATTCCATCTGAAGCCAACGAAGGATTTGCGTAAATATTACTAACATCTGCTACAGACATTCCTTGCTTTCCTACATTATTTGAAAATCTTTCATAATAAAAAGGTTCCGGTATGTTTTTACCCTGATACATACTATTAGAATTGTTTTTAGAATTGTTACATTTTGAATTATATGTCAATAATAATAATAAAGATAATAGCAGTAAAATTGCTATTGAAAACGATATAACAACACTTTTATTAGCACCCATTATTTATACTTATATATATTCTATCTATTATTTACAATAGATTATATTTAAAATTATTTTAAATATATTAATATTTTTTATTAATTTTTTCTTCTTGCGCAATTAATAATTTATCTATATTATTTATCAAAAAATTTATATTATTTTTATTTTTATTATTTTTTATATAGTCAATAGAATTTTTTATAATTGTACAATCATCTTTATATTGTATGATATAATCATTATATTTTTTAATTTTATAATTTGATAATTTATTATTATTAAAAAATCTTTCTTCTATTTTATCAATAACATCATCTATTAAAAACATTTCATCTACATCATCGCTAATATCGGTAATATCTAACGATTTTATAAACCATTTATTTGACGTATTTTCACTATAAAAATATAAACCATAATATTCTATTAAAATATTCATAGTTAATTTTTTATTTTTACTATCTTTTAAAATATTAATTATATCATCTATATCATTTATAACTTTATCATTATATATAATATTACTATATTCATTATCTGTTAAAATTACATTAATTGTTTTAGTTTGATTACAAAAACTTTTAGTGTGCAATTCAACAACATCACTTTTATTTAAATTTTTATTAAACCATTTTTCTATATTTAATGAAATATCATCTATTATTTTATTATCAAATTCAATTAATTGTCTAATAATATCTTCATTTGTTTCTTCGGGGATATATATTGTTAAATTATATCCTTTTCCATTAATTAACTTTTTAATACTTTTAATTTTAATATCAGTTAATGGTAATTTTACTGTTTTTAGCGAATGTGATAAGTATTTATTATTTTTTTTAATAGGAGATTTAAGCATATTTTCTATATTAAATAGCAAATACTTTTTTATATATATTTATCCAATTATATAAGGTTTATCATTTATTATATTATTAGGTCTTGTTGTCATAAACATATTTGCAGGAGAAAATGGTATAAATATTTGTTTTAATATATCATCAAATAATTGTTTAGGTGTTTTATATATATTTTTTTTGATGTATTCATTAGTTAATTCAAATAATATACTTCTAATATTCGATATTTTTAAATCTGTTTGATGTTTTGGTAATCCAATAAGTGATATCCACCCACCAAGTCCTTCAGATATAAAAGCATGTACAATACGCGAATAATCATGGAATGCTCTCAATTCAAATTTATTAGGTGGATTTTTTGAAATATCATAAGATAATCCGAAATCATATATCATAATATTATAACCACATGCTTTTAAATAATAATCTTTTTTATCAAAAACATAATGATAATATCCGGTTTCATTATTTTTTTGATATAAGAAATTACCGTAATGCGCGTCTTGATGTATATATTTTACTGTATTATGAAATGTTCCTATTGATATGAAAACTTGAAACATAATATTATATAATAATTCATCATTAGATAAAATATCTCTATCTGATACTAATGTTTTGAGATCTCCGTGTGCTAATTCGTTAATAGAAACTAATTTTAATTTTGTAGGCATCGCCATAGTATCACCATTAAAGCTTATTATTTTATTATTTTTACATACAGCATGTTTATATACAGCGGCAAAATGTTTTGTTTTTTTTGGTATAAGCAAATCTTCTGTAATTTTTTTCATTAAAGACACTTCTTTTAAATTACCAGATGATGCTGCCATGACTTTTGAAACAATTGAAAACCCACCAATACAATCTTTTATGGAAGATAAATAAATAGCCCCATATACGCTTTCAGTCCCTATTTTTTTAACTAAATTAACAATATTATTAATAGTAAACCCTACATTATTTCCAAATTTTTTATATTCTAAACAATCAGTACTTTTAATGTTTTTTAAACAATTTCTTAAATATTTCGCAAATTTCATACGATTGTCTAATGTGTATTTATTATTAATTAATTTATCTTTTAAAAAATTTATTATAACATTTGCTTTAGATTTTTTCAATGAAGAACTATTTCTTGTTAATTCTATGAATTCAGGTGTTATACTTTCTTCTTTTATTACATCGTCTATGAAAATTTTTTTAGATATGCTTTTTGGTTTTGTGGATAGTTTTAAAATTAAATTAGATTGTGATTTAAGTGTCATTTCATTTTTGCTTTTTTTAACTTTATCAGGCTTTATTTTTATACATCTGTTTGTTAAAGGATTCAATATTTTTCCTTCTGGGCATACTTTTTTTGGTTTACTTTTTTTAATAATATTTCCATATTCATCATAATTTTTTAAAGTTTTTTTAATTTTATCAGGCTTTATTTTTATACATCTGTTTGTTAATAGGTTTAATACTTTTCCTTCAGGGCATACTTTTTTTGGTTTACTTTTTTTAATTTTATCAGGCTTTATTTTTATACATCTGTTTGTTAAAGGATTCAATATTTTTCCTTCAGGACATACTTTTTTCGGCTTACTTTTATTTAAATTATATGCGTCAATATTATTCATAAGTATTTACTATTATAATATTAGAATATTATAAATAATATTGTTTATTATAAACATATATTATAAGATGTCGAAAAATATTATAGATAACGATAATATTAAATTATTAGATAAAGATATTAAATATGATATTGAGAATGATGAAGAAAATGAAAATAATATTATAAATATATTAATTGAATATATTAAAGATGAATTATTAAAATCAAATATAAGATATGAAATTGTAAAACCAATATTAATATATTTATTATATTATCTTATACCATTTATTTTATTTATTATATTTATAAATTTTGCATCTACGATTGTAGCAACATTTTTAGTATTTAAATATTTATTATAATATAGAAGAATGTATAAAATACAAGGAGGAACTAATATTAAACCATTAGTTACTAAAATATTATTAAGAGGAATAAGATTATCAATTGGAAATAAAAATTTAATAAATGAAAATCATCTTATTATTACAAAACCAGCACAAAAACCAGCACAAAAACCAGTACAAAAACAAGCACAAAAACCAGCACAAAAACCAGTACAAAAACCAGTACAAAAACCAGCACAAAAACCAGCACAAAAACCAGCACAAAAACCAGCACAAAAACCAGCACAAAAACCAGATGGGAGATTAAGAAAAAAAATGAATGGTGGGGGTTCTTCAGAATTTTTTGAAAATATTTAATATTCCATTGTTTTTTTATTAATAAATATGATGGATTCACTTATTAACTTTTTATAATTTTTCTCATTATTTATATTATTAACAATAAACCATGCTCTTTTATGAGAGTTAGCATTTGTTTCATATGGCTCTTTTTCTATATTATATATAATACCGTTTTTTATTAAAATAATATTATAATTATTCATCTTTTATTACTTTAATAAGTGCGAGATTTTATATCATTTTTTAATAATATTATAAATAAAATGGATGAAGAAATATTAAAAGATTTTCAAGAACTTTTTGATTTTGATGTTGCGAAAAAAGAGGTTATATTAAAAAAAATTATTACAAATAATATAATTACAGGAAAAAAAATAGATATTTCTCCCGATGTTTATAAAGATACAAGTATAGATAAGTGGGGAGAAGATATTCCAACATTAGAAGGTAGTAAATTATTAATTAAAAAATTAATTGAAAATCCTATAAATGATAAAATATTACTTATCAATAGACAAAAGGCTTTCATTGATTATGATATAGATATAAATATTTTGAAAGAATATGAAAATGATATTTTATGGATATATAAGATTTCAGATGAAATCAATGATAATAGTTCAATTGAAATATTGTTCCCATCATCCTTTATATTTTGTTATATAAATTATTTTGAGCAATTATTAGATTCTTATCATTTATATAAAATATTTTTCATTCCTATAACATCAATATTATATCCAATCTCTACATTTTGTGCTCCATATTTTTATTTAAAAAATTATATGAAAATTGACATTAGTATTTCTAGTTATATTAATACTATGTATTCTGTAATTAAATTATTATTACAAACAACCGGAAACATAAAGCAAGATATTTTTAAATTTATAGGTTTTTTTATATATGTAGGTATATATTTATATAATATGTATCAAACTTTTGAAGTTGCTTTATTTTTATATAAAACTAAAAAACAATTACATGAAAAAATGGAAGGATTAGTATATTTTGTAAAACATTCTATCAATATTATTAAAAATATAGATAAAAATATATTAGACCCTTTCTTTACTATTGATAAAAACTTTTATGAACTTGAAATTAATAATAGCATGACTGATATATATAGAATATGGAAGAATGAAAATATTAAAAATAAAATATCTTCATTATTAAAAACAATATATGGCATTGATGTAGTATATTCAATAAATAATTTATTATTAACCGGAAATTGGTCTATACCTGAATATAGTGATAAGGATACGAAGTTTTGGGATGCTAAAAATCCAATATTAAATAAAAATCAAGTTTCAAACCCTATAAATTTAGAAAAAAATATTATAGTTACAGGTCCAAATGCAGGGGGTAAAACAACATATGTTAAAACTATTTTATCAAATATAATATTAGGACAGACAATAGGTATAACATATAGTTTAAAATCAAAAATTATATTATACGATACTATAAATTCTTTCATGAGAGTTTCTGACGAATTAGGTAATCGGTCATACTTTGAAGCAGAAGCTGAATATTGTTTAAATATGATTAAAAAAGCTAAAGAGATTAACAAAAATGGGGGAAGAGGGCTTTTCTTAATGGACGAACCAATGCATTCTACACCTCCTACTGAAGGTATGTCAACAGCTTATTCAGTAATAGAGTATCTTAGTAAAATAGAAGGTATTTCTTTAATAATAACAACACATTTTCATAAATTAATAGAATTGGAAGAAAAATATCCCAATAAATTTATAAATTTATCCGTTGATGCAATATTAGATCAAAAGAATAATAAATATGTTTTTCCTTATAAAATTAAAAAAGGGTATTCATATTTATGTATAGCAATAGAATTATTAGATATTAAGGATTTTCCTAAAGAAATAATTAATAATGCGATTAAAATTAAAAACAAAATATATTATGATTTTAATAAATAATGTATAGTTTTTTATTTAATCAAACATATTTAGCAATATTTGCAATATCAATTTTAGTATTTTTATTAATGTTTTTATGGAGAAAATTAACAATACTAGAAGGAAATTATTATTTATTAGAAAAAAGAGTAAATATTATTAAAAAAGAAGAACGTAATGAACAATTGTCAAAAAATATTGAAAAGGCAGACATTATAATGAATGAAGTTTTTAAAAATTCAAATTCTGTTAATAGTAAAGAAAAATTTAATGAAGATAATATAACTAATGTTAATATTGAATGTGATAATGTAAATAAATACTTTAATAATTCTGATATTGACATATCTATCGTAGATGTATTAGAGTCTAAAAAAGACGAATGTAAAAACACAAAACCAATGAAAAAATGTAATTTAAAAGATGTAATGGTTAAAGAAACAACACTCAATATCTTACCAGAAGTTATTGAAATTAATGATTTTTTAACTATGAATAATCCAGAAAATGTCAATTATAAAGAAGTTCAAGAAGTTCAAGAAGTTCAAGAAGTTCAAGAAGTTCAAGAAGTTCAAGAAGTTCAAGAAGTTCAAGATGAATTACATAAACATATTAACAATATTACAAATGATGATAATGTTGAATATGTAAATACGGATAGTATTATAGAGACTGAATCTATAACATCAGATATAACTTTTAATAACGAAGATGATAAGATTTTAAGTCGCAAATATAAATCTATGAATTTAGAAAAACTTAGAGAAGAATGTAAATATAATTCTTTAAGCACAGACGGAACAAAATCTATGTTAATAACAAGAATAATAGATAATATTAAAAAACATAAATAAAAAATATTGTATTTGAATAGATAAATACAATAAAAGTAATGAGTTTCAATTCTTCTACAGAAAAAAAACCACATTGTCCTATTAAAATGTCTGACGGACGTTCATTTACTGATTATAGACCAAGATGTATTATAAATTCAGAGCTAATGACAGATTTAAATAATAACAATATTATTAAAAGTAGTTATGAATCCAGAGTATTTTTACAGGAAAATGCAGAAAAATTAATGGAACGTAATAGAATTTTAATGACAAATAATTTACATCCATGTGCCCCTTGTGGAAGAGCTTTCAATGATCCGGGAACTATGTACCCAGAAAGATATATAGTAAAATGTACTCCTACTAATTGTGAAAAAATTGAAGTTAATAAATATGGATTAGGTACAAGCACAAGAGTAAATATGTAAATTATTTTATTTATTTTTATGTAATCATAATAATAAAATAATTCTATATGTAAAATATAGAGATATAATAATGAATTTTAATGATGAACTCATTTATTTAAATGTTTATTTTAATAAAGATTATTCAAAAGTTAAATTAGTTGGAAATGTTAAAAATCATAGTTTATATAAAAATATATTACTTATGGCACCCAACTCAATAGATAGAATGTCAAATTATTCTGGATCAGGACTACCATTTCCAAATAATCAAATAGCTTTTGAAAATACACCTAATAAATTGGATATTACATCAACAGGAATTATTGACACCGAATTTTCATACCCTAATAGTTTCTATATGCCAGATGGTATAAAAAAAATTGTATCGTCTATATTTTTACAATTAACTTATAATAATGACGAAGTTAAACATTTTTTTTACAAATTACATGATATAAATGCGTTAAGAACTCTTATTAATAGAGAAAGTAGAAAAAATCCAGAATTTTATGCGGCTAAAGATTATATATTACCAATAGCTTCTTCAGAAAATGTAATGAGGGCTTATGCTAAAGCCAAGGTAGAAAATGATATAGGTTAAATTTTTATAATAATAATTAACCTTTATTGTTAATAGCTAATTTAGTCAAAGAACCTAATACATAACTTACAATAGATATTATAATTATAATTACTAGATTATCAAATTTAGAAGTTTTAAAAACATCACATCTTTCAATCATATATAAATAAATTTCAAATATAGAAATTTTAACCATCATGCCTAATAATACATTAAAACCAAATAAATATCCAATAATAAAATTTATAATTATATGTGATATTAAATAAAATTTACTTTCTATAATATTATTATTGTGATTAGGATAAAACAAAAAGTCGTAATGGTGCAATTTAAAAACACATCTCAATATTGTAAATGCTAATGTACTTAATAATATTATTGTTAGATACATATAAAAAAATATTGTGTTCATTTCTTTTTCTATATATATAGCATTTTATATTTATTTTTAATTATGCTATTATTTAATATATTATTTATATTTAAATTTAAATTTTTATTGGAATAATAAAATAACATACCTTTATTTAGTAAATCATTAGTAAAAATTTTATAATAATTTTTGACATCATTTATTTTGATATTATTATATAAATTTAAATATTCTTTATTATATAATAACGGTTTATTGAATAATAAGGATTTTTTGTAATCTACATCCAAAGAATTAATTTTTAAAAATTTTTTTTTTTCAAAATATATATTAATATTATTAATAGCATTTATGATATCATCGTCAGTTATGACATATTCATTTAATATATTTATTATATTAAATATTATAACAGGGACATTTTTTATTTCACAATTAGTATTTATATTATATGAAGATGACTTTGAATTTACAATATCAATATCAGATTCAAATTCTACATTATATATTAATCCTAATTTAGTTCTTAATGTTTTGTAAAAAACACCTGTATTGAAATTAAACATAATATTTGATATTATATTTATAATTAAATGTTCTTTTGACAAATATTCAATATTTTTACATACCAATAATTTTATAATAGCATTATCATTATATTTATTATTAACATATATTATTTTAAAACCTTTATTTTTATTTTCAAATATTGGATATTTAATTTTACATTTATTTTTTTTAATTACACTAAAATATTTTTTTATCATATCTGTTGTTTTTTTAATTTTATCATTTGAACAGGATATAGTTATTAACAAGTTATTAGTACATAACTTAGATATTATAAATTTTTTAATATCATATGATGTAAATTTTTTAACATTTTTTATATTATTTTTATGATTCATATAATATACATACTTTGGATATAGGTACTTAAATATTTTAAATTCAAATTTATAAGTATAATTGCTTATAATATTATTTAGTTCCTGTACAACAGCAAACTTTTCTTTTTTAGCTATTTTATCATCAATATAAAATGACTTCAATGAATTAGACATTATATCTAAAAAAAATTCAATATCCGTATATAATCCATTTATAAATACTGTCGTTTCATATTTATTAATATGTGCGTTTGAATAAGCACCTCTTTTATATATTTCATTATAAACGAAATCATTATCCTTGTATTTTTGCGATGTTAATCTTCCTAATAAATGCTCGTAATAATGAGATATCTCAGCATTTGCTTTATTTTCGTGATTGAAACCTAAAAAAAACGACATAGAAACGTGTGTTAATTTAGTTTTATTATTTAATGGGATTATTATAGCTTTAATACCGTTATATAATTTAATACTTTTAATATTAACGTCCATAATTATTAATGTTCTAATAAAAAGAGTACATAATTTATAATTTGTCTAAAAATTTATAAAGTTTATAAAAATAATTTAAAATAAAATTATGTACTCTTTTTATTATAAATAACAAATTTAAACTAATAAATTAGCTTCAATTATATTCATTATTAAATGCAAATGTAAATATAAATTTTCTATAGAGAATTTATTGACATAATCTAAATATAATAAAATTAGCATAAAAATTTCAAATATCTTATTTATTTTTTTAAAGTTATCAATTTGATATATAAATGTCAATAAATTTATTATATTAGTTATCAATATTTTTTGTATAGTTATATTTTGATAATATATATAATATAATTGTATTATATATATTAAATAGTAAAATCTATAATCCCGTACAAGAGATAAATTATCGCAGTTATTTTTTATACTATTTATCCATCTAAAATAATGTATATACGAGCTTCCAAATAAGAAAACATTATAATTTGTATAATAAGATATAATGTATAATAATGATATGAATGATATATTATTATAACCTATATAATATTCTATATTATGATATGTAATTGTAAAATATATCATAATATAGGATATATTTTTTTTGTATATATTATTGGATGTTAAAGTAAATAAAAAAAGATTTCTAAAACATTTATCATAATATATTGATAATATCCCTAATATTTTACCAAAGCAATAAGCCCATTTGGGATAAACACAATAATGAACTTTTAATATAACTCTAAAGTCATCGCTCATATCATTTTCCTTAACTTTCATTTCATTATTTTCTGAAATATTTAAATTATATGTATTATCGTATATATAATGGCATTCGCGATGAAAATCAAAAGCTACAACATCACCTTTTTTAACAATATTTAATTGAGGAATCATATTAAAACTAGTAATAACCTTTGAATTATTATCCAATCCTATAATCAATCTATAGCAAGAAGCAAATGGAAATAAATAAAATGGTCCGTCAATATGTTTTGTATAAAATATATTATCTGATGAAACATTATTAAGAATTGCAGGTGGAGGCGTAACATATATTTCATTCATATCATTCAACAATTCAATATTATAATTTCCTCCAAAATTTTTTTTAAACATTTCTATAATATTTTGGCTATTTGCTAATTCATAGAACATTTTTGAATATGTATTTGGTAGTTTGGAATACCAAATATGAGTTGATTTAATTTTAGAAGGATTATTATAAATTATCCATTCTCTAATTTTTTCAATATTTGTTTTATTATTTTCATTATATATCGAACATTCATATACTCTATTTTTTTGATAATTCCAAGGTAAATAAATTAACATTAATATATTATTATATGTATATATATTTAAATGTTAATTGATATAAAAAATATTTTAATATTACTGATATAATTAATATAATGGCTCATTTATTTACAAATCATGATAAATTTAATATTCACAAAATATTTGGATTGATAGCATTAGCAAATTTTTTATTAAGATTTTATTATGCTATTATATATAGAAATTCATTTCCAGATTTTGAACCTAAAATCATTTCATGTTCTTTAGTACTTGTTCACGCTTTATTACCGATTTCATCATTACGTTTGCCATTGCCAGAAAAAAGAAACTTTAATAGCCCTATGATATGGAAAGAATTTAGACTTCATTCTGTATTATTTTCTTGTCGCCATGTATTATTTACATTATTTACAATTTTAAAATTATGGCCAACACAAAATAGTTATCTGTTAGAAAAAAAATATAAAATATATATTTTAATTACAGAATCTATAATAAAATATTTATTAATTATTGGATGTATTAATTTAGCAAATATTATAACAAAAAAATATGGAGATAAAGAAAAAAGAACAACAAACTCAATGCCTTATCCTCATAACTTAACAGATGTCGAAGTCCAAAAAATAAAACTGGAATATTCAAAAAAACAATTTGGTGCTACAATTTTGGCAATATTTCCAGGAGATATTGGCGCGACACTTAATTTCGCTCCATTATATGCCATACAAACAGCTGCATTTATGATGACACTTGTAAGAAAGGGAAAATGTCAAACGATTCATTATCACATCGTATATTCATTAATGCTTCTTTACCCACTTTATCTATATCATATAATAGTAAGAGCGTTTTATTCACAATTTGCGGATTTAATTATATGTAAATTATATATATTTATTTACAAAGCTCGCATTTATAATAATTGGGAAAATTATAAAATATGGGCGATTGTTGTTCCCGCGGTAATATTTTCATTAGTAGAATTGCCAGAATTAGAAAATAAATATATTTGCGAAAATACTTTTACTATATTCATAAGATATTTTTGTTCAATATATTTAATAGTCAATGAAATTATTAGTGATTATAATATATATAAACCATTTATGAGAATTTCTAATAATACATAATTATAAAAAGAATAAAATAATTATATGAATAAACATAATAATTATATAGAATTGTGGAGCACTTATTATTTGAGAAAAAGATACCTATATATATTAAGATTAAAATATAAATTAAAAGAAAATAAGAAAGATTCTAAATGTAAATAAATAATTTATTCGTAATTATCTCTATTATCAGGTGATACATATGGTATATCTAAATAATCAAATATATCTTTTTCTGATTTAATAATATTACTTGTATCTATTATTTTATTATTTTTATCTTTAAAACCATATTCTGATAAAGATATATTTTTTTGCAATGCTATGCGTCTCATATAAATATTAAACGAATATGAACCGGTAAAATACAATAACGCGAAATAATAATATGAAGGGTCTGCTATTAATATATCTATTCTTCTCGCGGGTGAATCTGGAGATATTCTACATATTCCCATAAATTTATTCTTGCCATTTGCAAGTGTTTCAATTATATATCCTGCGTCATTTAATTCTTTTATTAATATTTTTAAATTAATATCTTCTTGATTTTTAATTAATACATCTATATCACCAAGATCTTTGTTTTTTCTTCGGTAGCTTCCTACCAATTCAAATTCGATATTATTATAAGTTTTTTTAAATATTTTATCAATTAATCCATAATGTTTTTGTCCTTCTTCAATAGGAATCCTTTCAAGTAAATCATCATAATATTTTAAACCAATTTTTTGTTTATCATTTAAAATATCGGGGTTATTTTTTAAATCTTCAAATGAGTTTATTTTTGTCATTAATTCTTTTATTTTTACTGGTCCAACACCGTATAACTTAGATAATTTACGTTGTAATGTGAATTTAGGGTCATTCAATGCCTTTTCAACACCATCTATTTTACCAGATTGAAAATATTGTTTTATTTTTTCCTTTATTTTTTCTCCAACTCCATTAATATTCTCAGTATCATCAATATTATTTATTTTATCAACATACAATTCAAAAGAGTTTATAACTTTATTATAAGCTCTTGCTTTAAAAGGTTGTTTGTTTAAAATTTCATATTCTTCCAAAATTTTAAAATTTTTAATTAATTCTTTTTTATGATTTATTTCAATAACGTTTGCTTTTTTTTTTATATTAACACATCTACCTGTTTTAGGATTGATTTCTTTACCTTCAGGACATGTTTTTTTACATTTTCCAGTATCCATATTCCTAACTTCATTAGTAGCACATTTTTTAATACATCTACCTGTTTTAGGATTGATTTCTTTACCTTCAGGGCATACTTTTAAATTATTCATCGTAATCTCTTTATAATAAAAATATAAAAATATAAAACATTCAATTTTTATTATTTAATCTATTATGTTGATGTAATAGGTTATATTATTAATAAATTAATTCATCAATAATTTAGGTATGTAAACCCTTCTATTATATTTGTATTTCTTTTTTGTATTATAATATAGCGCATATACATTTAATATAAATTTACGTATCTTAATAAGTCTTTTACAATTATCAAAATTCATTGCTGATTTAGTTTTTTCAGCATCTTTAATTTCGTCTTTTAAATTTTTAATCTTATAAATAAAATATTCTTTAGCAACCTCTAATATAGTTATATGATAATCAGTTGTCTCTTCTAAAAATTCAACCTCTTTATATTGTTTTAATAAAGTACATTTATATTTTTCTTCATTTAATGTTTTTTCAAGGAATTGTATTCTTAGTTTATCTTTCGCCATTTCAATATTTTCAGGATTTAATTGTATCTGCATATTTCTTATTTCTACAAATTCCATATGATTGATCTCTCTGTATAAATTGAACAACTCAACAAAGTATTCATAGCTAATAACATCCAATATTACAGGTTTATTTCTTATATTTAAATCAACTGTATTTTTTTTACTTGAAACAATTAACTTATTATAATTCTTTGAAATATCAATATATTCTTTATTAATATGTGTTAAAATTCGGTAAGCATTTTGATATTCATTTATACATTCATTATCTCCTGGATTACGAGGAATAGCTATGCCATTTTCGCGCATATATCTATAATATTCAGGATTATGAATGACTCCGGATGTTTTAATTTGAAGTGTTTTCCAATCAAATGTAGTATGACATGATACGCACCACATTTGGTCGCAACCAGATGTTTTCATAATTGATATATTACATTTTGGGCAATTTTTGCTATCTTTTTTTATAAGTTCGGTCGTTTCTATATCTTCTTTTTTACATTCATGATTTTCTTCCTTAATAACTCTACAATTTTTGCATGTAGTTTTTTCACAAATAGTACAAATCCAATTAGAATCTACAAAACCATTACAATCTTTATTTTCACAAGGATATTTATATTGTTTAATTTCAACATTTTCTAATTGAATATTTTCTAAAATTGTCTTTTGAGACTTATAATAAGCGATTCTTCCCTGTATCATATACATGTTTTCATAATTTTCAATCGTGAATTCCAAATTACCATTATTTAGAATTGCTTTTTTATAATCCTTATTTAAATTATCGATAATTTCATTAATCTCTTTAATTTTTTTTCGTTTTTCTATTTCTGGCAATGATTTAGGAACTAAAAGCATTTCTTCTTTAAAAAGGAATTCTTTAATTTCTGTTTTATAATAATTATCAACATAATTCTTGCCAAATAATGATACTAACATAGATCTGGAGAATTTTTTTTTGCAATTCATACAGTTTTTTTCAACTTTTTGTTGTGAATTAATATAAATTTTCAAACAATTTACACAACATTCAAAATTACAATAATTGCAAATTTTTATATTATTTATAATTATTGATGAAACACAAACAAAGCATTCTTTTAAAGAATTTCTAGGAGTTGAAGCAACATTGTTATCAATTTCAATTAATGTAGAAGACATTTCTTTATCCTTATATAAGGAAGAAATATCTATCAATTTTTATATTTTTAAATATATATAAATAGTAATGAATAGTAATGAATAATATGAATAATATGAATAATATGAAAGATATAGAATTATATGTTGAACCACCTTATGAAGATGATAAAATATATGATATAGAATATGAAAAAAAAATAATATTAATAAAATTATTTAATAATATTAATAAAAAAAATACTAATAAAAAAATTTCTTCATTTGATAGAATTAAGATTATTGCGTCAAGGCAAAAATCGGAAAAAAATTTAAATAAAATATATAAATTAAATTGCAAAAGAAGAAATAGTATTTGATATTATATGAATTTTCTATAATAGTCTATATTTTCAATAAAAAATCCCTGACTACCCATAATGGAACCTGGGCGCATTATTCGCAAATATGCGATAGCTTCACGTGGTTCAAAATTAAGTTTAATTATAAGCCATATACAAATTAATAATCCCGTCCTTCCCAAACCAGCTTTACAATGAATAGCTACAATTTCATTTAAATCAGTATTATTAATAATATTCATAAATTTTTTTACAATTTCTACATTTGGTATTGAATAATCATCAAAATATAAATCGTATATATTTATATTATTATTTAAGAAAACATTTTTATCATAAAAATCGTCAGAATCATTGTTTAATCTTATAATTATTTTACATTCATATTTTTTTAATATATCTTTAATATTTAATATGTTTTTATTAGTTGGGCACGCCATTGCTATAAATTTATTTGCTATCAAATTCATATCTCTATATAAATAATCTGTCATATATTCATAATTTTCAATATCAAAATTATTAATATTTTCGATATTATTTTTATATATAAAATTTATAGATTTTAAACAATCAATTATAGATGAATAATATCCACCATATTTAGAAATACAATCTATATAATAACAAGGATGGCTATTAAAAATTTTAAGTAAAATGTTAATAACATAATTAATTTGTATATTTAATTTTATTACTAAATAACAACCAAATAAAAAAACAGAATTCAATAAATAACTATTATTTTCATTCAGATAAACATAATATATAATATCTTTGTTATAAATTTTAGGTTCATTATATAATTTATCAATATAATTTATAAATTTTACAATATTACATATATTAATTGGTCCATAGTCTCTATTAATTGAATAGTATGATTCGTGATAATATGTAGATGTAATATGTTGTCGTTTTGATTTTATTATTAAATCTTTTGTTTGCTCTTCACTTTCGTGAATATCAATATATAATCTGTCATATATTTTATACATCTCGGTTTATATTTAATATATAAATTTTCTATTTGAAAACAATTTTCCAAAGATTCTCTATATTTTTCATTATTATATTACTATTACTATTTGATTTATTTAGAGATATTGTTGCTTGTGTAGCAACTGTTTTTTTTCTTGAAACAGGAGCAACATTTTTTGTCTTAACCTGACGATTTTTGATTTTTGATTTTTGAGTGTTAGTTCTTACATTATGCGTTTTAGATTTTTTCGATTTTTCTCCTTCTTTCAATAAATTTTTTTTTTCTTCTTTCAGCATATTTTTATGCGTTCGCTTTCCTTTTATAATAGCACGATTTGTTAATGTATTTATTAAACAATCTTTTTCTTTCATCATCTAATAATTATGAATATATTTATATTCGAAGTGTTAAAACTTACTACAATTCATACTAATAATAATTACTAAAATATTAAAAATATATTATTTAACATATTAAATTAGATATATTCAGCAAAGATTTTTTTTTTATTATCACAACGCTAATATATTATTATATTCCAAGTCTTTTCCATTGTATTTATATATAATATTTCTTGCACATTCTTCCATTTTTTTACAAATCAAAGAATTTTTTACAGTAGTATAAACAGTTGTTTTAATTGTGTTATCTGTCCATGTTTTAATGCGCCCTGTTATTCTACCAAACAACTGATATAAAGTGTCTTTGTTAATATTATCGTATCCGTAAATAGCAGATGTGAATGGTCCTAAATTTTTAGATACAAGTGTTTGTCCCATTCCTACACATAAATAACCTGTAATGACAAGAGGTCTAAACATAATATTATTAACATTTAAATGATGTGCTATTAAATCACCTAATTCTTCAGTTGATATAACTATATTAATAGTATCATATATACCAGCATTATTCTTATATTTGATACTCTTCTCTTTTCCATTTAATGTTACTACTACGGCATAAGGATTAATATCAAATATGATATCTCTTATTATTTCGTGCGTTATTCTTTTTCTGGTAGCAGGTATAAATGTTTTTGTATATTTTGAAAGTATATCAGGATTTTCTTTTAAAGTTATTCTAGCATATTCAATATTATATAATTCGGAATAATGTAAATCTTCTGTAAAATATGTTTCTAAATCTTCTTCTGTATTAATTAAAATATCATTAGTATTTATAATCATATCGTTCCAACCATAATAATTATTTTCATTGTAATCATCAATATCTGTTATTTTAATTTTTTTCCAGTATTCGTCTATTTTGTCATTATTATTTTTTTTCCATAATATATCAGGGGTAGCTGTCATTGCCAAAATACCGTGCAATATTTGCTTATCGCTGATATCTACTATCTTTTTTCGCAAATCAGTTTTTTTTATAGATATATATTTATGAATTTCATCAAAGTAAAGAAAAACTCTCTTTACAATATTCGTAGGATTTTGTTCTAAATATTCTATATATTTAAAGCAATCTGTAAATCTTCTATTATTACTACAAGCAACAATAATTTTAGGCATCTTAAATTCATCTTTCGATAATAATATAAGTTTACATAAACTATTTATATGTAATAAATCTCCTTTATAAATAGAAGAAAATACACCTATCATATTTTTACCATGTTCTTTATTAATATAACTCAATCTATTAGCAAATTGCTTATTGTTGAGAAGAGAATTCATAGTGAAGACAATATGAACACTACTACCTTTCGTGGTATCATTCTCAATTTCATCTAAAATTTTTTTTATGGCGATAAATGTTTTTCCCATTTGCGTAGGAAGAACGCAAAGACTAAACTTGTTATAGTTGCAAGTAGTCATTAAAAGCCGATGCTTATATAAAAAATTTTGGGTTGCTCAAACAATAATCAATTTTTAGTATAATTATAACATATTTATTCCTATAAAAATATAATAATATTTTTTCATTAATATGTTCTGTTAAATTTAAAAATTGATTAAGATAATTATTATACTTATTATAATAAAATGAAAATAAGGTATAGCATATTGTTATATAGTGAAATATAATCAATCTTTTAAATAATGATTATAAAGTATCTATATAATAAGCAAAATGGAACAATAGTGTATATTATACAGAAGGCAATCTGTCAAGAAACCGAAAGGTGGAATCGCTGATAATATATATTACCTTAGTAGCGGGCTATACACTATTTTTAAATTTTCTATATAATAATTATATGAATACATAAATGTTGAAAAATTATAAATTTTAATAATTTTTATTATTCTAATTTTTTCAACATTTATGTTATCTTTTTATCTTAATAAATAAAAAAGAGATAGCGAAAATTACTTCTCCTTTTTATTTTTATATTAAAATAAACTAATTATATAATATTTTACATAAATGTGTTTTTATTTACTAATTAATCCCGTATAATAATTTTTCTACTTCATCCTTCTTGTCGCTTTTGAGAAGTTCAAATACTTCATCTTCGCGAAGCATATTAAGAAGACAAATGCTAATTTTGAGAGGGTTATTTTTCTTTATTTTCCATTCTATAGCTACCAATTTCATAATTTCCGTAGGTTTGAGATTAGGATTTTCATTATATATTTTCTTGAAGTTATCCTTCATAAAGATGTTGTAAGATGTAAGAGCTCTCTTATTTTTCCCCTTTTTATCAATTAAACTCATTGTCTGATTTTTCTGGGTAAATGCCATTCTTTACTGGTTTACTGGTTTGCTGGTTTTCTGGTTTGTTGGTTTTCTGGTTTGTTGGTTTTCTGGTTTGCTTTACTTTGATGTTTTGTATATCAAATCAATTTTATATTTTTTTAGAACATATTGAAGTTTATATACTAATATGTCCAGATAAATTTAAAAATTGATTACTTACAATATTATAAATTATTGTAATAAAATAAAAATAAGGTATAGCATATTGTTATATAGTGAAATATAATCAAAACGTATAAATAATGATTATAAAGTATCTATATAATAAGCAAAAAGGAACAATAGTATATATTATACAGAAGGCAATCTGTCAAGAAACCGAAAGGTGGAATCGCTGGTAATATATATTACCTTAGTAGCGGGCTATACACTATTTTTTAATTTCTATATATCAATTATTTTTAAGTACATAATTTCTAAATTATATAATTTTTATTTTTTTTATAATTATGTACTTTTTTACATAATATATAAAGAAAAGGATTTTATTATAATAAAATGAAATATATTTTAATATTATTATTATCAATAAATAGTGTTTATGGTTATATTAAAACAATTAACATAAATTTTAAAAATAGAAGACAAGATATATGTTATAGTTTAAAAATGATAGATGATTCAAACAACGCAAATAGGAGAGAATTATTATTATATGGAGCAACAATTATTGGTGTATCAAATTTATATGATAAAATCAATAGCCCTAAAATTTATTCAAAGAATATAGAAAAATATCAAAATAAAATTTATAAAGAAGTATCACCGTCGGTTTGTTATATTAGCACAGAATATGGAAATGTAGCAGAAAAATATAATATAGATAAAGATGATTTGCCAAAAGGTGTAGGTTCTGGTTTTATATGGGATGAAAAAGGGCATATAATAACTAATTTTCACGTAATTAATAAAGTAGATAATGCTATTGTAACAATAACGGATAAAAATAATAAAAAAAAAGATTATAAAGCCAAAATAACAGGTATAGACCCAGATAATGATTTGGCTGTTCTTAAAATAGATTTGGATAAAAATGATGAAAAACTAAGTGTCATTAAATATAACGAAAATGTAAATGTTAATATTGGTGATTTCGCTTTTGCTATTGGTAATCCATTCGGTCAAGATCATACTTTAACAACTGGTATTATATCAGGTGTAAATAGAGAAATTAAAGCACCAACAGGAAGAAAAATATATGGAATTATCCAAACAGATGCGGCTATAAATCCAGGAAATAGCGGTGGCCCTCTTCTAAATAGTGATTGTGAAATAATTGGAATTAATACAGCATCATTGGGTATGGGAGTTTCAGCAGGAATAGGGTTTGCGATTCCTATTAAAATAGCAGAAAAATCAATCAAAGATATTATAAATACAGGTTTTGTAAATAAAGCTATATTAGGTATAACTTATATGGAAAGGAATCCATCAATATTAGAATCTGAAAAAAGCGGTATTCCTATTATAGATAAAGGAGTGTTAATATTAGAAGTTCCTCCTGATTCTCCGGCGTTTGAAGCAGGTCTTAGAGGAATAATTAGAAATAAAATAACAAATAAAATAGAAAAAATTGGAGATATTATTATATCAATTGATGATAAAAATATTGAAAATCCCAATAATTTAAATGATATACTTAAACTATATAAGCCAGGAGATATAGTTAGAATTAAATATAATCGCGATAATATCATAAATGAAGTGAATATAAAATTGGGAAGTTATAGAGGAACCGCATTTACACATTTGGAAAATGAAAGAGGAAATGATTTTATGGAAAAATCTGGAAAAAATGAATTAAACATACCATTGAAAAATTTAGAACCTAAAATTGAACCAAAATTAAATTAGATATATTATTAAATAATTTATCATTCATATAATCAATAAAAAAAGCAGGTTTACAAATATCATAACAATCTATATATTTTTTATTATTTTTATATTCTTCAAAAACGCTAATTATATTATTAATTACACGAATATAATGATTTTTTTTATTTTTATTAAATTTATGAAGATTCGGAGTAATTTTATTTTTACAATAATTAATAAGTATATATAATATTATAAGTTTTTTGTGTAAACTATTGTCGGTATAACAATATATATTAAATATTTTAACAATATTTATATATATATAATTAATATTTAATGAATGATTATTATATTGAAGATTTTCTAATATATCTAATACCTCTCTATATTTGTTATTTAATAGAAGAATACTTATACTATATATTTCTAGATGATCTACTATATAGCTATAGTGATTATTTATAATTAAACTAGAATTTAAATCTTTATTATAAATATAATTTGATATTTGGAAAGAAGTATAATCTTTTTCATATATTAAATAATAATTTCTAAAATATATAGTTGTATCATATAATATATCAATATCATCTCTAAAATTTATAATATGATTATTGAATTTAATTTTTTCACAATCCTTGAAAAATATATTTCCATATTTTATCATAAATAATTTATAGTAAAACATATTAACAATATTACAATTTAAATTATTATTTTTATTAAAAAAATGATGATATATTAATTCTGTATTATATATTTTTATATTATTAATATCCTCTTTATTTTTTGGCAAAGGTATTGTATATGTTTTAAAACAATATTTAAAATTATCATATATATAATAACTATTATCAACAATATCTTTTATAAACTTATCATTATAATAATGAAAAGTATTTATTAATAGTGCGTTTGATGTAATTATAAATAATTCTAATTCATTATAATATTCTTTGCAAGTATAAGCTAAATTTAAAATATCTTCTAAATTATCAAAATATTTAATAATATTATATATAGCATTTGTATCCAATTGATATAATGATATATTCATTATATTTATAAAAATTATATATTTATATACTTTATTTATGTAATAAATAACAACCATCTATTAAATAATTGTTATCATATTTTGTAAATATCCATCTATATACTACATAACAAATATTATTTTTTGAATTTTTTTCAGGATAAAACATATCATCGAATTGAATACTATTATATAACATTGTTTTATAATCTGCTTCTATTTTTACATCTACGTTATAATAAGATATATTAACATCGTTATCATAAATATATTCGTATTTATCTATTGTGTAATTATTAAATTTTCCTAATAATAATGAATATTTTCCATCATTGAAAGAAGCTTTTAATTTATCAACCGGTTTATATTTTATAGAATTGGATGGAGCACAATTATTTTGTAAAAATATTAATGATTCAATACCATTTTTATCTTCTTTAAATTTATTTAAAATATTATTTAAAAGATTCTCAATATCTTGTTTATCTTGTTTATCTTGTTTATCTTGTTTATCTTGTTTATCTTGTTTATCTTGTTTATCTTGTAAAGATGGTAAATTAAATGCTTCTTTTTGAGCATCTATGATTTCTATAATTCTATTTGCTTCAATTCTTAATTCTTCAATTGATTTTTCATTATTATTATTATCAAATGCGTATGTAATTAATGGAGAACATATTAATGGTATATATTTATATATACTTCGCCTTTTTAAATTTAATACAGATATAGGTTTTGTGATACAATAATTTTTCTTATTTATCATAGGAATATTTGTAAAAGCATTTGATACATTTATAAAAAATAATATTAGTAATATATATTTATATGACATTTATTTAAAATTAATTAATATATTTTTATATATTTTTATTATATAATATCAATTGATTTTAATATATTTATATCATAATCATCTTTTTTAATATCTTTTTTTAAGAGTTTAAACATACCATTATAGTTATTGCCTAATACTTCGTTTCCCGAAGGGAAAATTACACCTTTAACCGGATTTTTCAACATTTTATCTATTGATATTGTTTCATTTTCATTTTTATAATCTTCGCCAAAAAAACATTCCTTGACGCTTTTTCCCATTTCTTTACAAGTTTTCAACGATTTAAACATATCGACCGGTTGTGCTGTATCTTTATAATAAACTTCAAATGTTTTTTTAGAAACATCATTTGAATAAGCTGCTGCTACAAGAATATCAGATAAATCGGTGCGTGAAATAATTCCGCTTTTTGAAACACCTTGATTAAATTCTATTTCTTCAGGTCCTCTTTTTTCACCAGGTGATAACATCCCTGGTCTTATAATCGTATAACTAAAATCTGGTGATATTTTTTCATATAATAATCTTATTCTATCTTCACCTATTTGTTTTTTATAGCAATTTTCGCAACTTGAAAAACCTCTATCAATACTTTCACCATAATCTTCTTTTCCAATTTGACATTTAGCACATATTGAAGAAACGATTATTAATTTTTTTACATTATTTTTAATGACTTCATTTGCTACATTAACCAAACCAATATCTTCAACATTGTAACTTGGTTCCGCAACTATATCGGTGTTATTAAACTTTTCATAATTTTTGGTCCCAGGTGTAGCAGTAATTTTAACCTTAGGTCGCGAAGAAGCACAAAAAATAACGCAATCAACATCTTTCATTATATTATTGAGTGTTTCAGGTTTAACTACGTCAGCAATTACAGCTTTAATTTTTTTTTCATCATTAATATTATCTATTACAAGTGTATCAGTACCAGCTTTTTCTCTTGTTACAATTTTAACTTTTCTTCTTGTAACAGCTACAACATCACATTTTTTTTTTAATAATTCTCTTATAGTATCACCTCCAGTATATCCAGAAGCACCAAAGACTAAAACCTTTTTATTATGAAATGAATATGCTGGAAAACTTAATAATGATAAAGATGATAATGATGATAATGATGATGTGTACGCAATTTTTTCAACAATGTCTCTCCTGCTAATATCATTGGAAAAACGCAATTTAACATTATTTATAAAATTATCGCATACCTGATTTCTATTAATTTT